CGCAAGAAGAGTATAATAAAAAGAATGCTCAGAAGAATGAGTCTTTAGGTATGTCACTAAAGGATTTCATTATTGAGAGTTTAAATTAATAAATAATTATAATTAAAGCAAAACTAGAGAAGATCATAAAAGATCTTCTCTTTTTTTGTATATAAATATATGACATACGAAGAACTTAGACAAGCTACTGTTCGGTATCTCACTGGACGCGGAATGAGACAAGAAGGAAACAGCTTCTTGAAAGAACTACAACAACAGCATCAGATCGTGATCAACGGTCAACCTAGTGTACAGGTCTCGACTACAAAGGTAAAGATCGAGATACTAGGTGAAGGATCTATCGACGATCAACCGACAATCGGGTTAAAGATTATGGTCAACAATCAAGATCAAGGCGATTACTGGACCTCGAATACTAAAGATTTACAGGATATTCATATATAAAGGTATAAAAGATTACTAATATGGAAGAGAAGACGTGTAAATACTGTGGTACAACACTCGAAAAAGAGCAAGAGTTACAATCAGGTGTTTGTAGTTTCTGTCAAAAACAAAAAGACTCTATCACCGAGAGTAAACGAAGAACAGTCTTTGCTGACTTGAAGAAGTTCGACTATTTTGCTCATGAGGGTGACTTTATCGAACTCACGGAGTGGACTAACGGTGAGGGTGCTGACTTATGTATCTCAGAAGGTAAGAATGGTGAGAAGTACATCCCGTTAACCTACGGCATGCTGGAAGCTCTAGTCAACCTGGCACATAGGTTGGTTGATATACCTGTTTACAAAGTTGGATTATAATTCACGTAACACGTATCATTTAAATGAACTGTACAAACTACATCGAAGAAAACTACTTACCGGAGACACATAAATCACGTTATGCTAAGGCTACGATTTATCTAGAGGTTCCTGAAGATTTAGATGACGAGTATAAGGTAGAAAGTGAAATCGAGCGATTACTCGATTACGGACAACTACACTTTACGGGTCCTGCAGAGGTTATGGTATCTGAACCGGGGTCTGATGAGCCGGAAAAATTCGTCAGCCCAGTAGGATATATCGCTCCTGACGGTAAGTTTTATCTTATGGAGTCATCTGAGAACGGTCTTGCACATCTCGAGTTAGCTCCTCTTATGCTCAAGATATACGGGGATAAGCTGAATACTATATTACTTTACGGTTCCGGAATGAGTATAGATTATGGCTTGGAAAGAGCAGGTTTTGTAAAGGTACATACGTTTGATATACGTTATCTTGCTCATTTTCAAGCTGGTTTCGGTTCTAATGAAGTGTATACTCCTGACATAACTGATGCTCAATTAGAGTCTATACTTCGATACTGTAAGTTATGGAATTATGACGGTTGTGTTGACATAAACGGAAAGAGAGTGAGTGTGTCCATGATTAAACAGGCAGACAAGTTAGCATTAAGAAAAATTTTTAGTTTGATTTAATAGTCACAAAAGATGAAAAAGGTCATATTCTTAGACTTTGACGGAGTAATCACTACTCCGGACTCACAATATACACCGATGAGAGAAAAGGTCGAACTGGTGAGACGTATCCTGGATGCTACAGACTCGGTGATCGTACTCTCATCATCGTGGAGACCGTATTGGGATAAAGACTGTATACAAGAAGAGATAATACGACAGATAAGAGTAAATCCGTATTACGACCCTTCAGTTGAAATACTTTTTCCGTATATTGTTGGTTGTACACCACGAGTAAGTAACTCGATACGATGGTACCACACCAACTCACGCGGATACGAGATCAAGAGTTATCTTGATGAACATCCTGAGGTAGAACAGTACGTGATTATTGACGACGACAATATATGTCCTGTATCTCTCGATATGGAATCACGAACCATATATACTAATCATTTTGACGGTATAACAGAGGAAGACACTGATAAAGCAATAGAGATACTAAATAAATAGTAAAGCTTCATATATTTATACGTAACATATAATTTAAAGTATAATGACACGAGAAGAATGGCTGCAAAAGGCAGTAGAGAAACTTAATGCTAACCTGTTTAAAGGAGAGTTAGACATACTGAACACGCCCTATCAGATATCAGTCGGACGTACACGCTGGGACGACAATCGTGAGGTCTTCATGCCTTATCAAGGAGAAGACCCGACCATGGACGACTTCTTTCCACCTACGATCGTGATTAATCACTTGTTAAAAGATCCAGTTGAGATTCTTTCTGCAGTAGCACTCGGATGTATACAAGCGTTCTTTGGACATCAGCGTTGTAACAAGAAGTTCAAGAAAGACGCTGAACGTTTCTATTACGAGTTTGACAAACGTCAACCTGTCGTGACCGACTATCTCAAGACCATACTGTTAGGTGTATACGGTGTTATGGTCAAGAACTACGGTGAGTTTCCAGGTAAAGCGGTATATGTACATAAGACTAACAAGAGAGAGACCGGAAAGAAAAACTCATTCAAACTCTTCTGTCCTGACTGCGGTTATGAACTGAAGGTGTCACGTCGCATGTTTGAAAAGTATAATCAGAAGACGCCGACATGTGTCTGTGGTGCCAAGATGGCTGTAGATCTCGAAGATGAAGAAGAAATAAACACAGATGAATGAGAACAGCAAAGGTTTATGTAGACAAAGCTGAGATAAGAGATTTTCCGGTAACTGAGATGCGAGTAGATCCGTATTATCAAGATCTGTATAACCCATCAAACTATAGACGTAATGGAGTTTCTTGTAGAACAAACAATTACTGATAAGAAAAACTGTAGATACGAGGTAGTAGCTGATAACGGAGTACATTTTACCGTTCTTGAATCGAGAGAAAATGTCACGTTCGTCAGCTCAGACTCTATTCAGTGTCCGGTACTCGATCATGCATATAACATACATATACTTAATAGTGCTAGACAGATCGTAAGTTTGAAGCTTGAGCCGTTTCGTTTTGACAAGTATAGAAGAATCTGGTTAAATGTTGATCTAAGAGTGGTAGACTCACGAAAACATCTCGATAATCATAATATTACATATCGACGTATTACGGGTAAAGGTGATGATACACTAAAACTGGTACTTACTGCGTTTCGTTTCATGATGTACTACATATGTAATCATGCTGATAACATGATTATATCATTATTTGCTTCCGATAGTCGTCGACTAAAGATTTACAAAAAGTTCTTATATAAATATGGATTCGAATTAATAACGTATGAACGAATACAGACCTTATATCTGACAAAAGAAAACTATAAGAACATATATAACGATAGAATTATTAAGGTTTCTCGTGGACGAGAAACTACAGTATACACGTGTAGTAATTGTCCACACAGTGGTAATTTGATGTATTGTCACAACTGTCCAAAGTTTTAATAAATATTTTATTTCAATATGATTTCAACCAAAATGACAACATTATTTGTAGTTTGGAAAATGAATGATGGTGCACTTAGAAGTGATACTATCAAAATAGAAGGTAAAGTAAATCATTATACGGTTGAGAAAGCTGTTCGTAATAAACTCGGTTATTATGAACATTATGATTTTGATAGGCTTATTTCTTGGCAAGTAGAAGAGGAATTTACTTATGAAGAACGAGATGAATTTTGGGGAAATAAATAAAGAAGAATAAGAGTTATGAAACTAGATTTGTACTATACTAATAATAGGACTAATGTTACAATTAGTGCTTTTGATTTTATTGGTGATTATCCGTACATTACAAAGATGACTGTCGGAGTTACTACAATTAAAGAGAATAGTTTCCGAACGAAAGAAGAGGCATTACGTGACTTTATGTGGTTAGTGTCAAATGATATCATGAATGAAGAAAATATATAATTATGGAAGAAAAAATTAATGCTTGGATAGCAAGAGATAAGGACGGAGAGTTACATTTATATAGTCATAAACCTCATAAAATATCGGATGGTGTATGGTATTCTGGTAGAATATATTCGGATATTATATTACTGGAGTCACTTCTTCCTCAAGTCAAATGGGAAGATGAAGAGCCCATAAAAGTAGAATTAACAATTAAAATTTTAAAATAAACTAAGATGTTTACAAGATTTATAAGTGGAATTATCATTGCAATAATTTTTGTTTTGGTAGTAGGACTGATCCTACACATACTTTCAAAGCTATATGAAATACAAGAAACACTGGATAGTATAAGAACCTTACTTAAAAACAAGTATTGAGAATATGAAAGTAGAAAATTTAATGAGTGGTGACTGGGTTATTCGGAAAGGTGTTCCGTCTGAACCTATGCAAGTTATTGATTTCAACACTTATAAAGGAACTGTTTTTCTTGATTTTCAGGGGCGCGGCATTATCGAAAAAATTGAAAACATTGATCCTGTACTCACGACAGCAAAAATACTTGAAAAGAACGGGTTCGTATATCAAGACTTACCGTTTGAAGGTTTCTACGAAGGTCACGGATTACAAATTCATGGCGGGAGTTATGCAGACGGACATAGTAATTGGTATATTATCTGTGGTATAAATACATGTATGAACGTTACAGATGTTAATGAACTTCAACACGTTTTTAAGCTTTGTGGAATTAAAAAAGAACTTATATTATAAAAACATTTAGATCTAATATGACTATAAAAGAGGTATATGAATTTGCAAAATCGATGAATATGGAAAATTCCGATTTATATTTTGATTATTGCAATTCAGAATTCGCAGTTAAAAGTGTATTTGCTTTTGCAAATATGACTGAAGAGATAAAGAAAATAGTACTATCGGATTATGAATCATTAAAGTAACATGTTATGGATAAAAAACTGAGTATAAAAGAAGTGTTTAAAAAACTGATATCAATTAGTTCATCAAATTTTGAAACAATATTATTACTTCTTTTCTTATTGTCTGTATTAGTTTACACAGGTGTAGGTTTTATGCACTCTTCTCATCCAGAGTACGACATATTTCACGATGAAGTAGAATTACACATGCAAGCTTGTAAGTGTGAGATTGTCGACCAAGTAAACAACTATATTTACAAGATCGCACCTACATCAGCTCTTTCAGGTTTGACTTTAACAAACTTATGTCAAGAATACGATATAGACATCATGTTTGTACTAGCACAAGGACAGATAGAGTCACACTACGGTACACGAGGTATAGCAGCAAAGACTAACTCAGTGTGGAACGTTTATTCATACGACGGTCGTACAGCAGAAGATATCAAGAAGAGTAGTCAACATTATAAACATCCCAACCATTCTATTGAGCCGTATTTGAAACTGTTAAAGAAACGTTATTTAGTTAATAAGACTGAACATGAACTGTTTTTACATTTTGTTGATGTAGATGGTCGTCGATATGCATCAGCAGAAGACTATGAAGATAAGATGTTTGCTACGTATCAGAAGATAGACTCGGTTACTAAACTAGACAGTCTACAGAAGCAGTATAAGAAATATCAATTAATATTATATAAGTAACATTATGAGTAATATAGTTAAAAAAGGAGTAACGATTAGTTTAACCTGGCCGATGATTTTCACGTTAGTATTTGTCATTCTCAAGGCATTCGGATACCTGAACTGGTCGTGGCTCTGGGTGTTTGCACCTCTCTGGATACCAGTTTCAATATTTGGAGTGGTAGTAACAATCTGGGCCATACTAATCATTATCATAGGTTTAAAAGATAGAAAGATATGGTAACAATACTACTGAGTGATACACACTTCGGTGTGAGACAAAATTCAATCACGTGGTTGAATTATCAGATGAAGTTCTTCTACGAACAACTCATACCCTGGATCAGGAGTTCCAAAGAACTAGTAAGACTGTTACATTTGGGTGACGTATTCGACTCACGGAGCTCGATCAACCCCGTTGTTGCCAACCGTGTCAAGTACCTGTTTGAAGAACTGTGTAAACAGTGTATAGGTGGAGTATACATAATAGGTGGTAATCATGACTACTATTCGCCTAACGAATCCTCATCTAACGACAACTCGGTAGACTTAGTATTAGGTGAGTTGTGTTACTACTGTCCTAATATACATTTAATTACCAAAGACTTCTATAAAGAAGGTAATGAGTTGTTTGTACCCTGGTTTAGATATTTTGATTTTGAAAAACTAAAAGAGCAGTTACATGACGTAGACAAGGTATATGTACACAATGATCTCGTGATGATCGATTCACAATATCAGCAACTGTTTAAGAATAAGCAGGTATACAGTGGACACATTCACACTCCGTGTCATCGTGACAACTTACATACCCTGGGTTCTACCTTTGCTCTGACGTTTACCGATTGTAACGCTGACCGCGGTTTCTACGTGATGTCAGATGACCAGTTAGAGTTTGTTCCTAACCAATATTCTATTCGTTTCTGGAGGTTTTACAATGAAGAGATACTGAAAGAACACTCAATAAAAGATGTCGACTATGTCGAACTATATGTCGATCAAGAAAATCTGATTAAACCTGAGTACTCAGAAGCTATCAAACACTTATCCAAACGAGTCAACAACGTAGTTGTCATTCCGAGATCTGAGGAAGTTGTAAATGAAAGTTCTACTGACTTTACCAAGTACGACATAAAAGATATATGTAAGAGGTTGATCCCGGATGATCTTAAACCGAAGTTTGAATTGATTTCAAGAGATGAAGAATAAGAATCCCATGAGATCTTTCTCTTAATTATATAATTCTATATAAACGGGGAGTACTTTTGGGAGATCAAAGGAAACATATAGGAGAATTGATTTTAGTAATATAATTAGATACTTAGTAGTGAAACATGAAACAAGAAAATGAATATTACTATCAGGAATTGCACTCATATCATGCTGGTATGAAAAGAATGCTTTATGGAAAATTAGAGGTGTTAAAACGAGTGTTGAGGTTTTTAAATGATCCTGCATGTTTGCATATAGAAATAGAAAAGTGTAATAACTATGAGATTAAATCAAATCAGTGGTTTGATGAAAAACATAATTTGATTGAAGACTGTGGTGATTTAGAAAAAAATGGAACCATTGATGAAAATGGAAATCTTGTAACAGAAAAATATGGAGTGTTAACTAAAACGTTTAAGAACTGAAGTATGTTATTAGATTCAGACGAAACAGTATTACGGTATGGTCAACATTCACACCTATATCAGATCATAAATGAATAATAAAATAGAAGAAACAACAATAAAAAGTATTTACTTATGAAAATCTGTTTAATCGGAACACAAGGAACCGGAAAGTCGACACTATTGAACCGCTTTCGTGACCACTATAACGTGATTGATGGTGTAGCAAGACGCTGCATCACACAAGGTTGTGACAGTTCAGAATCAGGTACCTGGAGTAGTCAGTGTAAGATATTTAACTCATATCTCAGAGCACTAGATGAGGAAAACTATATCTCGACGCGTTCGGTACTAGACGTACTCGCGTACACAGCATGGTTGACAAAAAAAGGTAAAATAATTCCTGCTCAGTATCTTTCACAGTTACAAGATACGGTACTCTGGTGGATCAGGAACCCGGAAGTTGTCATCTGTTATGTACCAATAGAGTTTGAGATAGAAGATGACGGAGTGAGAAGTGTAGATAAGACCTATCAGAAGGAGATAGATAAGGAGATGTTATATGTATTACAACAGCTTAAGGTACCGTACTATAGTGTCTCAGGTACCGTTGAGCAGCGAGTAGAGCAGTTAAAAGAGATAATTCAAAAGATTGAGTCACACGGAGTGAGTGAGCATAAGATAAATAACTAAATATTCTTATACTGTTCATATATAAATGTAAGAATACGAAGTCATGTTACTAGATTCAGATAACGATATTATCGAGAAAGGTATCAACGATCCACTGTTGAAACAACTTAATGAACTCGATGCTAAGTATAACCTTTCTTATAGTTCAGGTGTACTAACACTGTACATTCGTATTAAACGAGTAGGAATTGAAAAAGGATTTTTTGTATCACTGAATTCAGGAGAACACTTCTTGTGTAATGCTTATAAACTAATCTCTAAACGAGTTAGTGAAAGTGAAATTCCATGGTCTTCGGATAAATTTACGATCTCAGATATAGTAAGTGTAAACTTGGCTAATATAAATAGTTCATATGTTATTGGATGATGATAAAGTAATATTGGAACGTGTAAGGGTACGAAACCGTATACTATTTCAGATAAACGAGATAGAAAAGAAGTGTTCCTTAAGTTTCGTTGCTAGTTTTATAAATGTTGTATTACAATGTGACGTCGAAGATCATCCAGGATTTCTTTTAAATCTTTGTGGTGGATCAGATTTTGTTGAACGTTGTTATAAACTGATATACAAAACGTTAGGAAATGAGAATCTATTATCTCGTAATTTTACGTTAACATTAGTATCATGCTTTTAGATGACGATAGTAAAATACTTCAACGCTCCAAGAAGTTAACCGATCGCTACGCTGAACTTGAGAAAGCTGTCCGTTTTGCTATTTCAGAAGTTAAACCGGTACATCATGACGATTTGTATGTAATATGGTTATCATTTAACTATAAGAGAAACAAGAATGTAAGAATTACACCACTTGTAACCGTCTTCTTAAAAGAACAATGTGATCCGAATACTGTAGAACTGAATATGAACGACATCTATCGACAAGTGGATGAACGTTTCAAACAGGAGACCAGTCACGGTAATAAAGTCGACTGGGACAGTTTGATACTAGATACGTATAAGTCACGTTTATGGTTATCTTACTGAGTAACCGTGACCTGAGTCGATCGGACGAGCAGGATCGTTGATCACACACGCTTCATGCTGTGTGATATATTTCATTGCTTCTTTTATTGCTTCTTCACCTAGGAATCTATTATAGAGCTTGATGTTAGTCATCATGCACGGATAACCTGTGACCCAACACTCCTCTTTTTCTTTCACTTCGAAGTCATTATTATAACTACCTACCAACTCACAAATCGGAACGTCTAGATCAAACCAATACATCTCTGGACGAAGCTTGTACACAGGTATACCTTCCTCATGTTTATATTTGTACACCTGTAACTGTGTAGAGTACGTGCTTTTGTTCCACTGACAGATAACTAAGTATGTGTTAAATTGTTCCAGTTCACAAGACAGTTTATCAAAGCTAAGTGTAAACTTATCATCATACTTCATGTACACGCTGATGGGTCCCATGTGTATGATCTCTTTGTTTTCCGTTGTCTCCATTGTTCCAGAGGTGTCGATGATGAAACTCAACATACCTTGGTCACCACAGTATCCTTCTTGATAGGTTACCATTCCTGACTTGTCAAACCGATATATGTTTCTTGCAATAATGTTACTTTTCTGATTATATTGTTTATCAAGTATTCTCATGTCGTTCTTTGTATAAGCTTTCCTCACCGCGTCTTCCATGAAGATGTTGAATAAGTTGGTCGCAGCATGCTGTGGAGCGGTAAGTGGTGTCATACCTGTTTCACGCTTTTGTTCTGTATCTTCCATCTTACCGAACGTATCTTCATATTTATTGACCAACCAATTATCGATTATGTTGTCAAAATTAGTCGTGTCAACATTAGTCTTCTCATTATATTTGACTAGTGCCAGTTTCCACGTAGTAGGTCTCCACAACAGTCCTTCGTTCTTCTCGTCGTAAGCAGAGTTGACCTCCCACATCCTCTTCATCATCGGTATATAGATAAAGTCTCTTTGCTTAGGAAAGACCGTGTCACCAAAAGCCTGTGCGAACTGTGCTTTACCGACTTCGACGTCCCAATCAGTCTCCCAGTCAAAATCCAACTCAGTGAACTTAGGATTAGAGGACGGCATCTGTCCGTCCGGTATCATGAGTTTGATCTGTTTGACATCAACCACGTTATGTAGTACGAACTCCTTAAACGAATAATCAGCAGTCTCTGCTACAGGTGACACCCTGAAGTAGTACACCGGTATACCGAACATACAGATGATAGAGTTGGCTAACTGTGACTGTAGTAACAGGGCACAATCTAGGTTACAGTAAGGATTAAACAGGTTACTGTCACCACAAAAATCTGTTAAGAAAACGTTTGTCGTATCGACTACTATGGTATAACAGGTCGAAAATAATCCGTTGATCGATATCCTGTCGAAGGTACCGAACAGAAGTACCCTCAGATAGAAATCACTCTCCAGGTTACTACATATGGAAAGATAGTGTGAATAGTCGGTCCACGAGGTCCAGCACACACCGTCTGTCGACCACGCATAACGACAGGTCTGGGTCACGTCCTGTTGTTGATCGTCGATGACCTGTAGAGGACCGAAGACTACTGCTTCGTTAAATTGTAATATACGTTTTAGTAGACAGTTCATTATACTAGTTTCATCCAATCGAATTTCAAATTATTGACACTGTAAAACTCTACGTTACCGGTATCAAATATAACTGCACCTAATGTATGATAATCTTTTGTAACGAAATTAAGTGTACTCTTACGCTCATCATTCGTGAACCAGTGTACGTTATTAAAACCTAACCGTTCCAGTTCTTTGAGTATCAGTATTTGTCTCTTGAGTAGTTCTCCGTGTGATAATTTGTCAAAATGAATTCCAGTTCGTGACTTTCTTATGTCGAGATATTTCTTAAACACAGCTACAAGTAACGTATACGGATCACTAGTACGTTTCAGTACTACATTGTCGTCATCTAACAATGACTCGTATAAACTTTTCATACTTATCCATTTTTTTTGTGTGTCATTAGCTAGGTTACTTGCCACGGACCGGATATACGATACTACTTGTCCGATACCAGATGCTGATTCTTCGTTTAATGGTTCATTATATATTAGTATACAGTCAAAATCTTCGTATTTTATATTATCTATAATAATTAGAAGCGTTGTAACCTTTGTAAGTCCTCGTTTTGGTACATCGTGTTCATACTTCGGTAGATGTCATTCATAGATAAGAACTGATTTTGAACCGGGAAACCAAGGTTTTGATAGTTTTGATAGTTTTCGTTTTGTGACGGTGCTGAGGACTCCATTTCAAGTAACGATTCATATGTACTTCTGAGGTACTTATATGCATTACTTTGTCTGACGAAAACCATTTGTACTTCTGTCATCACGATGTCGTCATGTCCGAAAGTAGCTTGATATGTATCGTTTCCTTTATTGTCACAGAAATTTTCTAACTCATTCAAAAACAGTGGATTATAGTTTTGTAAAATGTCTTTTTCGTATTGTTCTTTAAACAGGTGACAACCTGTTGACTTAGAGGACGACGTCATCTTGATTCCGTATCTAGACTTGGTCTTCTCTTCATTAGTATAGTAACGTACAAAGTTAGAACTGTCGAAACTGGAGACGTGAGTATACTTTTCAGTATTGTAAAATATTCTATTGAAAAAGATCTCTCCATACGTATTATATTCTATACTGATACAGTGTCTGAGAGGATGTACAAAAGCCAACACTATTTCCATCAACGAAAGTGTGACTTTTTCAATACTACACTCGTTACTTCTAAACAGTCCCACACACTCATCCCCTTTCTCAGTCATGCGATGAAAGTTCATGATCGTATAATCTCCTCCACCACCTTCAGCTATGTCAATCGTAATAGTTATAAAGTCTTCCTTCATGTTTTCGGGTTCATAATCAGGTTTCCACGTATAGTACTGACTGAGACTGATCCCGGGTAGGTCTTTGTTTACAAATTTTATAGCCTTGTTCTTGTTCTTTTTGATCTTCTTGATATCAATCAAGGTGTTAGCTGATATGTCAAAGTTAGTTCCGAATTGTGCATTAAACGCTTCTTCTGATCCGTAGTTGGCTACTTGTCTTTGATGCCATGCTTCGTCTCGCTTCTCCCAACATTGTTTATCAGGGTTCCATTCAGGTATCATGTCCCAGGTCACTTCAAAAGGCCAGTAGTCGTTCAGATGCTGCTCTGCACCTTGCCACAGTCGATAAAATAGGTTAAACCCATTTTGTGTAGACGTAATAATTACTCTTCCTTTTGTAGCACTGATAACCGGTAACAAATTTGTATAGAATTTATCAACAATATTCGGAGCAATGTGTGCAAACTCATCCATCAAACAACAGTGAATGGACATACCGATACCTGACTTCTCTGTAGTTGCTTCTGCTTTAACTTTACAACCGTTATCTAATACTATCTCAGCTTCGTTCCACTTGAGTACACCAGGTTTAAGAAAATACGGTAGTTGATAATATATCTCTTTGAACTTATCTAGTATATCTTTAGCTGTTCTAAACTTGTTACCTAGTATCAGTACATTCTTATCTACGTTAAACAGTATATAATGTAGTATGAATATACTAGAAGTAGTAGTCTTTCCTGCTTGTCTTGCTGAGAGCATGATAGACATGTTATGTTTCATAAGATGTCGTAAATAATCTTCTTGATAGTCTCTTAGCTTGATATACTTGATCCCCTCAGGAGTCATCAACTTACAGTATCTATTTGCGAAATATATAATATTGTTACAGCAATGTTTCCATTCTTCTATTTCTTCATTAGTACGCTTAAATACTAGATCTCGTTTAAGTATCATCGGATTATTATCGTAGAATGGATTAGCAACGAGTCGTCTACCTTCGTCTAGTCCTTTCAGTGCAGCATCTAGTGCTGCTGTAGACCAGATAACACGACGAGCCTTAACACCATCTTTTTCTTCTTTTACAGGATTAAATTCATTCATATATTATTGTTTATTCCATATCCATTTAATGTGTCCAGAATCATATATCTTAAAGAAAGGTAAATTATTCATGATTTCGTCTTCAGTTTTATCGGTGACGTCAAACCCCATTTGTTTTAATCTTCGCTTAGTAAAGTTCATGCGATGATATCGTTTCATGGTATTACGATGAACATACCAGTAAGCACTTGTTTGTTCAGCTTGTTCAAAACCTAGTTGTTTATATAGATTACCATTAGAAATGTCATTTGACGAAAAACTTATAATTTGTTCTGGATTGTATTTTTTAATAAAATAAGCTAAGAGTTTACTTGCTCCTCCTACAACTTGTGTATTACACTTATTACAGAACCTTGATAGTTCCCAGTTTTTGTTTTCTGAAGATTTATGTTGACTAAATGTCATTACAGAAACAAGTTCATCATCTAGATATAATCCAAGTTTTATAGTACTATTTGTTTTACCTTGTATGTGATTTTCTTCTAAAAATTTGTTACAAACTTTTGAATCTAGTTCTTTAATTTTACATTTTCGTGCATATAGTCTACGATCATATATACCTAATTTAGATAGTACTAATGATGTAACAATTGTAGGTTTAAGTTTTATCCAGTCCTCCCAAATACTGATCAGTTGAATTCCTTTTTCTTGACATAGGTTACGTTTATATAAGTGGACCGTCTTATTTATTTCACTGTGTTGTACTGAATGCCAATATACTCCATTACATTCGAAAGCAAGATTACGTGACGGTACATAAATGTCAACCTCTTTAGGAGATATCACAGTTCTCGAATTGGAATCGTACTTTATACCATGCTTATCGAGAATATTTTTAACAAACTGTTCAAGTGTCGTATTTTTTTCTCTTTCAGCATCGAAAGGTAACAGTCTAGTACATAGTACTGTTCCGTCTTTTACTCTATCGTGATCGGTTGATTGTACCTGATGCTGCTGACGCGTTTCAATAATTTTTTCAATGTTATGATAGTTAGGATCACCATATCTTTCTAATCTCGTTTGTTTACTTTTTTCTTTAAACTCCTCACATTGAAAAGGATTTTCAACACCGTATCTTTCTAGACACGTCTGTTTCCCTTGCTCCCAGTTACTGTAGTATTCGTTACCGTAACGTTCCATCTTAACTAATTTAGAACGTTCTTGATATTCTTTTGTTCCAAAAACAGCTTGAGCACCGTGAATTTCTAGACATGTCTGTTTCCCCTGTTCCCAGTTATTATAAAACTCATCTCCGTAACGTTCGAATTTAATTTGTCTATAACGTTTTTGTACTTCAGGATCTCTTAATAACTCTTCAAATCCGTAGCGTTTGAGACAGGTTTGTCTTCTCTTCTCAGGATTAGTAAAGTTTTCATCTCCGTAACGTTCCAGTTTAGTTTGTCTTCTCTTCTCAGGATTAGTAAAGTTTTCATCTCCGTAACGTTCCAGTTTAGTTTGTCTTCTCTTCTCAGGATTGGTATAATTTTTGTCACCATAACGTTCCAGTTTGGTACTGTGCATCTTACTGGATACTGTTTTATTTTTCATCGGATTATCTACACCGTAGCGTTCTATGTTAGTAACTTTTCTTTTTTCACGATTATTAAAATTTTCATCTCCGTAACGTTCCAGTTTAGTTTGTATAGCCTTATTACGATTGTTACAGTTCCCGTACCGAGATAACTTGGTACACTTACTTTTTTCGATACTTCCGGAATAAGAATTTGAACATTTGGTACAGCAAAATGTTTTGTAACCATGTTTACTATCAACAAACTTAGTCAGTTTACCACAGTTTTTACATACCGGATGTACTGTTACGTCGTTTACAAACCAATATATCTTTTCCACAAACGAAATATCCGGATAGTTATCTATTAGATATGTATAAAGTTCAGGATACCACGATTTTACAATCTTTTCACGCTTTTCTGTACTTCGTAAATTCTTTGCAAGTGTACATAATTCTTGTGTATTCATATTATATAATTATAATAATTACTCAAAATATACTTATTAAATTTTTACACAAAAAATTAAAAAGTAAGCACTATTTCTTTATTTATTAGAAAAAATAAATGCATTTATATGAGTAAGAAAACTCAAGATTACGATGAATTAGAAAATCAGATCGGTGAACTAGGTGCAGAGACTGATGAACAAGAAGGTCGTGGACTAGGTAAACTTCGTTACAATCACTCCGGTAAACAACAAGAACTGAGTGAACAAGAACAAGCAGAGCTGGATGCTTTCAACGAACGCGGTCGTCGCAAGAGTGTGTTCAACAGATCAGAAGACTCAGTGATTCCTGTTTCTGAAGGCTGGATTCCAGTTGAGCGTGAAGAACTGGGTATCCGTTCACAGTTCTACCCTGAAGACTGGGAGTTTGCAGTACGACCAGCTACTGTACAAGCTATCAAGAACTGGACATCTATCGACGAAGAACGTCTAGATCAAGTCAACAACGTGTTTAACGACATCATCAAGACCTGTGTCAAGATCACGAGTTCGACAGGTGGTGTGAGCTGGGAAAACATCAATTCGTGGGACCGTTTCTGGTTCGTACTCAAGATCAGAGAATATACTTTTGTCCACGGTGAGTCAAAAGTCCAGTTTACCGACTCTTGCTCCGAATGTGACGAAGACATCGACTTTGAACTGACGTCGAAAGGTCTGTTTTATGAATTTCCTGATGACGAACTGGTAGAGAAATACTGGAATGGTAAGACCTGGGAGATCGATCCTGCAGAGTATGATGTCGACGAAGCGCCTATTACCTTGTATACACCAACACTGGGTAAGGATCAAGCTATCATCAACTGGGCAACTGAGAGATATCGGACAACAAATAAGATTGATGAGACGTTTATCAAGTTCCTTCCATGGTTGATCAACAAACCGTCACGAGACGCACAGATGTTTGATCGTCAAGTACAAAAAATCTACAAAGACTACAAGAACTGGTCCATAGACATGTTCTCGTTCATGGATGATGTAGTAAAAAACATCACGATCAATCCGTCGGAAAAACTGAAGACTGTCTGTCCTCATTGTGGTAAGGAGGTCACATCTAATGTTCGATTTCCAAACGGTATCAAAGCTATCTTTAACGTTACTACAAAAGCAAAGAAGTTTGGTTCTCGATAACACTTATCTGGAGAAGGTGATCATAAGCCTTTTCCAGATAAACATCTCGAACTTGATTACTAATAAGGTCCAGCTTGCAAAGAATTTTCACATACAGCCTTCCGAGATCGATAACATGGTCATGTGGGAGTACGAAGAGTTCATGAGAGAGCTGAACGAAATAGTCAAGAAAGAGAATAAAGAACAACAGAACGAGATGAGTAAGTATCATCTCGATGACGTTCAGAAGATGACTGATCCGAAACGTATGCGAGACATGACCACACCGAAGATGCCTGACATGAAAATGCCGTCCTTCGGTTCAATGAAATTTTAGAGGTTCTTCGGAACCTCTTTTTATTATATACTTATATGATAGATTTATACAGTCAGATACTTGTAGATCGTATTATCGATCAGTACTGTACTCATTTTCATCTAATAAAAGATTTTAATGAGTATCAGCATTTTGTGACAAGACTGAGTCTGATTCATCCTATTACTTTTCCTGAAGATCTATTTGATCGGAAAATCTCAGAATTGGAACATCTGTTGATGATCGAACCTGAAGAAGCCTTTGACGAGATGGTCAACTCAGATGACAACGGGTATCTGAAAGAGATAGCTCAGGTAGCTGATGAAGATATCAAGAACTATTTCTACGTGACACGAATAGCTGATGACACATCTATCTTTGAACGTAATTTCAAACATGTACACCGTCCGGTGTCCGGGTTGATAGATCGAGCATACGGTGTACTTAATGATACAACTATCAACATGATGTGTAGAGTGAGTATGAACCCGGATTTACGTCAACTAGAAGGTACCGTCTGCGTCAACGGGATAGGATACTTGATGAATCTACGTAGAGTGAGTGACCACAAGAGAGAACAATTGAAAGAAACATTTTGGGACCTGTATAGGTACTACCTAGATGGTGTAAGTGAACACGGTCTCTCCGATCGAAACCTAGTTTACGGTTTGACCCACTGTGTGATCAATCTCTCTAACTTCTATACCAGACATTTGATAGACGCAATGAGAGATCTACCTGTTGAAAAGTTTAACCTGGTGCGAGACACAAAGGAAACAATAAGTAACTTACTAAAAGATCGTTATCAACACGGGTTCAAAGAACTGACTTCAGACATGTTAGCTGAACTATTGGTTGTATATAAACTCATACCTGAACATGTTTATGGTGACCACGAAGTATATCGTTCTTACGACCTCAACAATTACGTGATCAATGCAGCATATCTGACTCTGCGTTCACGTATCGATCCTGTATACGGATATATCAGAGATCATAAAGAAGAAAATCTATCACTAGACCTCAAACGTAACGAACATACAAATATATTATACATATTATTTTCATCAAGAATATAAAAATAAGCAAATGAGTAAGATAACACTTAATAGTTCACTTAAGATCAGATCGTCAGTGATCACACCTGATGGTATAACTATGAAAGATATAGAACGTCCTTCTTGGTTACGTTCAGAATATAGTACCGGTGATGAAGATATCATAGAGTTAGTACGAAGTGCGTTTCCTAATGATACTGATGTTACCGTTGCGCAGATACAAGAATTATTTAATAGGTACCCAGTAACATTACATGTAGATGCATTAACTCAACCCATCACATCAGATGGTAGAGATGCTGTACAGTTCGTTATAGGATCAGGTGTAGATTTACCTGTATATTTTTCCGTAAAGGTATCTGAAAACGTAACAAATAGGTATAATCAAGTAGTAATACCGTATTTGAAAACAGTACTTACACAACGAATAACTGATCAGCGTGCTAAAGACTATCTGTTAGAACTTATTGATTTAGGTCTAGAGGTAGCTGAGTCATCATCTACACTTTATCATAAGAACCTTAGAGGAGGTGAAAGTACATGGACTGATACCGATATAGCAACTTTTAGTCTTTCTTACTATATTGTAGATAATCCTTCTGAAGAATCAGTACGCAAATTACTACACGTCGTGATAGGTAACATCATGAGTCAACATGGTTGGGATGGTTGGGACAACAACTACTATAGTCTAGATTATTACGGATATCTGAGGAATAATATTCCTTTCATGAGTTCAGATGAGTTGGAAAAGTTTATATATGATAATACCAGATTTCAAAGTTTATGTGACAGACGTGAAGAGTTTGATGATGGTTCAGATTTTTTTGATTTTGCGTATCAAGCATTAGTACGTTCGTGTACAACATCTCTTACTGAACAGAATCCGCTCTCTGCAATAGTTCCTCGTAGTATAATAGGTAAACGGGATCCAATAAATCAAAGAGTTATAGTTACACAGATAGATATTCCAAGTTTTAGACCTATAGGTGGTTAATGCGCGACACTAGCAAATACATATCATCAAACAAAGGAGAGAAACCTAGACGTGATTACGACCTGATGAAAGACATCAGGTCTCAGAAGCTGTATAAGTATGATGTCAGTACTCGAGACAAGGTAGCACGTCAGTACCTAACTGAGAACTACAAACATAAACCTAATACAAGTATCGTTCCTGGACAACTAGTCATGTTCAACTACTTCGAACCTAAGACTAAGGAAGAACTGAAGTACTACGATGCCATGCCTGTAACCATATTCTTCGGTACATATAACTCAACCGAAGGTCGTCGTGTGATCGGGTTTAACATACACTACTACCCTCCACGGATCAGGTACCGGATCATGGAACGTATCTTCGAGATATTCAAACCTTTCTATCTCAAGTCGTTTAACAGTCCACTAAAGAATGAACTGTCACACTTTGATTATCACTGGTTGATGGAGCAACTGGAACGAGCAGGTCTGGATTTCGGTGTCCGTCAGTACATACCTAGTCTCTGTGCTGCTGTGACGCCTCTTCCGACAGAGGCTTGGTCAGTAGCCGTGTTCACCGAGGGAGTGTTCAAGAAGGAGACACGTCAACAGATACTCAGTTACTGGAAAGATAAGATTGAAAAAGGTAATAAAAAGATAAAACATGAGAAGTCTTTATGAATCGTTAATGGATGACGACGACACTGTATTCCAACGTGCAGATAATCGTACACTAGTGTATCAAGTAGATAAGATGTTAGAATCAGGAAAACGTGATAATAAACTTATAGAACAATTAGAATCAAAAGTTGCTATCTATAGAGTTGATAACGGTAGAGATTTAAATAATTTAATATCTGACTATATTGTACTCGCAGGTAACAATTGTTCACTTAACTGGATCGACGTTTCTAACGTTAAAGATATGAGTTTTATGTTTGACGGTTCTAAATTTAACGGTGATATCTCAAAGTGGGACGTTAGTAACGTAGAGAACATGAATGTTATGTTTAGTAATTCTAAATTTAACGGAGATATCTCTAAGTGGAACGTTAGTAATGTACGAACTATGAGAAATATGTTTAATAGTTCTAAATTTAATGGAGACATCTCTAAATGGAACGTTAGTAAAGTAGAGAATATGAATTGTATGTTTTCTGATTCTAAATTCAACGGTGATATCTCAAAGTGGAACGTAAGTAATGTAATATATATGAGTTACACGTTTTTACGTTCCGAATTTAATGGTGATATCTCAAAATGGAACGTGTCTAATGTAAAACATATGTACTATACGTTTAAAAACTGTCCGATAAAAGAAGAATATAAACCCAAATTTAACTGATGGTATGAGAGGTCTTTATGAATCGTTGATGGATGATGACGATATCGTATTACAGCGTGCAGATAATCGTACACTAATGCATCGGGTAGATAAGATGTTAAAATCGAAAACTCCTGATCCTGAACTGATCAAACTATTAGAGTCGAAAGTTGCTATCTATAGAGTTGATAACGGTAGAGATTTAATTAATTTAATATCTGACTATATTGCACTCGCAGGTAACAATTGTTCACTTAACTGGATCGACGTATCTAATGTTAAAGATATGAGCGGTATGTTTGCCGACTCTAAATTCAACGGAGATATCTCTAAATGGGATGTTAGTAAAGTGGAGAATATGGATAGTATGTTTTATGGTTCTAAATTCGATGGAGACATCTCAAAATGGGACGTTAGTAAAGTAAAGAATATGCGTTGTATGTTTGGTAATTCTGAATTCAACGGAGACATCTCAAAATGGAACGTTAGTAAAGTAGAGTATATGAGCTTTATATTTAGTAATTCTGAATTCAACGGTGGTATTTCTAAGTGGGATGTCAGTAACGTAAAGAATACTGTTTATATGTTTTATCATTCTAAATTTAACGGAGACATCTCTAAGTGGAACGTTAGTAAAGTAGAGGATATGAGTAGTATGTTTGAAAGTTCTGAATTCAACGGAGACATCTCAAAATGGGACGTTAGTAAAGTAGTGGATATGAGTGCTATGTTTTACGGTTCTAAATTCAACAAAGATATCTCAAAGTGGAATGTTAGTAAAGTAAAGTACGTAAATAATATATTTACAAACTGTCCGATAAAAGAAGAGTATAAACCTAAATTTAAATAACGGTATGAGAAATTTATATGAATCACTGTTAGATGATGACGATACCGTTTTAAAACGTGCAGACAATCGTACACTAGCGTATCAAGTAGATGAAATGTTAAAGTCGAAAACTCCTAATCCTGAACTGATTAAACTGTTAGAATCAAAAGTTGCTATATATAAAGTTAATGACAACGGAGATTTAAGAAATTTAATATTCGACTATATTAAACTTGTAGGTAACAATTGTTCACTTAATTGGATCGACGTATCTAACGTTAAAGATATGAAAGTAATGTTTTATAGAGACGAATTCAACGGGGACATATCAAAATGGGACGTTTCTAATGTAAAGAATATGAGTTATATGTTTTATCA